ATGCTTTCTTTATATCTTTTTCAAACCAATCACTAATTATTTTTTCATCTATAACATCACCTACTTCATATAGTTCATTTTCTTTTTTAGTTAATAAATGCCCTATACCACACGTAGGTTTTCCTAAAGTGTCTAAATATACATCTTCTCTATAACCTTCTCTCAACTTCATATGTTCATAAAGTTTTTTTCTAAAAGAAAAAGCAGCTATTCGTTCAGGTATCATCATAACTTTGCAGAACCATCAGCGTTAAAATTCTTTTCTCTATATTTTCTATAGTCTTCTGCTGTTCTTATTTGATTCATTATGTCTTCATATACAACAGTTGCATCTTTCCCAGAAGCTACTTGTTTCTCAAAATATTCTCTATATCCATCAGGTATTATTGATTCATTACCAAATTCCCCACCTTCCACTGTAAAAGGCTCCACAATTATATCCTCTGGTAATACTCCAGTGCCTGTACCTTCTCCAAAACCTTGATCAGGTTTTGTTTTACTGTAAGCAGTTGTTTCGGTAGAAGGTTTTGGTCTTCCTTCAAATAATTTTCCAAAATAACTTGTAACGTTTTCAAAAGTTGGTTTATATGTTCCCCAAAGTTCTTTACCATATTCTACAGAATCACCAATTCCTTCTTTTGTTCTTTCAAATGCAACTCCAGCTCCCATCTGTTTTTTCTCCAACCATGATTTTTCTCTCATAATATTATCATCATAAGGTTCTATTCCATCTACAGAAACTTTTTGTCCTTCAAAAGTATCAGGTTTACGTCTAATACCAAATCTTCCATAGTGTTCACTTATTCCAGATTTAGAAAATGCCATTCTTTCATCATCGCCCATATAAACAGTGTCAAGATCTCCAGCTTTATATCCTTTATTTGATAAAGTATCTGCAATTCCCTCTTTTATATATTGTCTTTGGTCTAAGGGTAAATTATGATATTTTGAATCTAACGTCCAAGAAGATGGAGTTAAAAAATCTCCATCACCACTTAATTTATATGTTACAACATTATCTCCTATAGCTTTTATCATACCTTCTACGCCCTGATCAAATTCAGATTTCTCTGCTAAGGCTGCATCATGCACTCTTGATCTTTGTAATATAGGTACATAATCACCTGTATAAGTTTGATCTTTATAAGTATATTTATTTTCTGCTTTATCTTCCATTGCTTTTTGATATGCTTCCTCTGCATCTGGTCCTGCCATACCTAATAAAGCAGTTTCAACTAAATTCATACCTGTCAAACCGCCAGTTGCTGTTAATAAAGTATTTGTAGTATCGTCCATAGTTGCATTATAATCATCTTCAAAAATTTTACCTTCAGTTACTCCTTGAAACTCACTAGTAATCATAGTAGGACTTTTATAAGTAGAACTATCTAAACTTGTATCTTTTTTATATTTACCTTTTATCGCCATTACAATTCCTCCAATTGTATTTTCATCCATTTATTTTCTGCAACCTTAATGTAAAAATAAGAATCGTGGCTTATAGTAACAACTCTACGATCTCCTATATTGCCTTCTGTTGAAACTGGTATTTTAGATGATACAGAAATAGGAGTTTCATATTGTGCTTGTTGCTTATCAAACTCTATATCAATATCTTTATCACGCATTACATCTAACAGTCTCTTTTTAATAGGATCTACTAAATTTTCTGGATTCTTTTTATCCTTTGCATCAACTAATATATCTTTTATTCTCATTTTAAAACTTTTCCTCTAAAAACTATTTGAACATCATTTAATACAAAATTATTACTTACTGCTCCATTACCATAGAAAATTAATCCTGTAGTTAAAATATTTTTAAAATTACTACTACTAACTTTTATCTTTTGAGTTTTAAACTCATTGGCAGTATTAGTTAATTCTGTACCTGTCCAACCTAAATTTGCACCCGTATCAGCAGAGTCTGTAAGAGAACCTTCTACTGGAGATGAATCAAACTTGGTAGAATATCCACCTACAAAAACATTATCACCTGCTTTATAATTTATGTATATATGGTATAAATTTTTTCTAGAAGCAGGATTAGTAAAATCAAACTCCTTTGTTCTTAATAACTCTGTTTTACTTCCATATGTAATTGATTGAGGAGTATTAGTCCAATTTTGCATTTTAATAGTATTTGGACTTCCTGCTATTTCATAAAAATATGCTAATGTACCATCATTTTTATTTATAAGATTTGTGACATCTACAGTTTGCATCTGTGTAGTACTTTTTGTAAATGATTCAGATTTTAAATCATATTTTAATACTACGTTATCTTTACATAAAATTATAATTTCTTTTGTTTTAGGCATATAACCTATAACAGCATTATCATTATATATCTCTGATTCAAAATCTTTTATTAATGGTTGTCCCATTTTACCTATAATTAAATCATGAACACGTTGTCCGTCATAAATAAATAAACCATGCTTATTAAACCATGTAATAAATCCTTCTGCACGAATTACATGATGATCAAATTCACATCCTTTGTATTCATATTCTCCTTCTAAAATCTCTAACCTTCTAGATATATTAATAATATAAAGTCTATGTTTTTTAAATTGCAATAATTTTGAACCAACAGCTTCTAATTTAATAATATCGTCACCGTCTTCTACAGAAACATCAATAAAACTATCTTCTTCAAAATAATCAAATTGGTTGACCTTGCTTTTTAATACTCTATCGTTTTTTTCAACGAGGTTGCCCTTAGAATCGTAATACTTGACGTTACCTATATATGCCCTTCGGTTGGCTATAGCAACGGTCTTAAATCCCGTATTTGCAGGTCCTATTAAAGATCTATCACCTATTAAATATGGTTCACTTAAAGAAAGCTTAGATAATTCTTTTCCTACAAAATGTGTATTATTAGTAGCAAATGCATTAGGTGGATATACATAATTATACCAATTTCCCCCGCTTGTAGAGCTCAACTCTTCATCAAAACTGTCATAAGTATCTTCTCCAGCAAATCTAATGCCCCTTATAAAATCTACTTCAGATAATAAATATTTATTAGATACAGAACCTGCTGCATATTGAGTAGTAGAAGCATTACTTGTATCATAATTTTCTATTAAACCCCAATAAAACTTATAACCTGTAATCCTTTTCGTGGTACTTGGTGTTCTACCATATAAACCAAAATATAAAAATCTTTTTCTTTCGTTATTACCACTAATATCTTGTTGTGCTATATCTCCTAAAAATACAGCAGGAGATTCTTGTTCTCCATACATGCAAGAAGCCCACAATCCATATATTTTATTTTGACTCGTAGGATATACAACTGCTTCAGAAGTTTCGTCTTGATTAGTGTCTGTTGATTTCTTAGCCCAATAACAAATAACGTGCATAGAACCTGACTCTGCTCCTAAACCAGAACCATAATCAGTATTAGCAGTTAAAACAGTATGCATATTCTCTCTAGATCTATTATAACTATTAGGGTTTGCTCCATCATTACTTGCTAATATATTAGAAGCAGTTAAATTAGCTTCCATAAATACTTCAGATTTATAATTAGGTTTAAACACTTGTCCTTTTTGATACAATCTTTCAGGATCAAGATTATTTGTTATGTCAGCAGTACCAACTCTTCCTCTTAAACCAGCAATAAACATATCGCTTTCATAAAATACATTAGTAGATATATCTAAATTAGTAGAACCAGTATCGCCAAACTTTCTTACCCCTTTTTCATAGTGTAATATTTTTGGTGTTCCAGTACTTCCTGGATGAGGAATTGCTCTTATATCTCCGTCTTGTACATAGATACAAACATTTTGAGTAGTAGATGAACCTCCATAATTAAGAGATTTGCTACTTATACTATTGCTACCACTAGAAGTTCCCGTATAATTTAAAAACTTTACAGTTTTATTTGTAGGGTCGTTTATTGCTATATACTCTGTATTACTAACTGTGCCTGGTGAATTTAATGTTCTGTCTAAATTAAAATGATAAATACCATTACCATAAATAATATTATCTATACTAATAGCAGCATCGCATTTAGAATCATCTACATGCTTACCATAATTTACCAATTTCCCAGGAACTTCATTATTTAAATTTGTCAATGTTGAAAATTCAACATCTAGAAGATCTCTAGAATTAGTAGCAGTATTTAATCCACCAGAAAAGTTAGTAATGTTCAGAGCTTGTTTCATTTCTTCTTCTTCTTTTTCTTTTTTTTGTATGATTTAGGTGCACTCATATTATGCATACGTCTTTCAGTAACAGGTGTTCTAAATTCATTACCTATGTTGTTACTATATATTGCCATCTATGATTTCTCCCCAAACACTAGTTACTCCATCATGAATTTCTACTATTTCTACTTTAAATTGTCCGTTATCGAACCAATCTACAATAGCAAAAGCATGAACCCAGTTATGAAGTCTACCTTTTAACCATTTATTACTTTCATGAGACATGTCTTTTAAACAACCTAAAGACCAAGCACCAATAGTACCGCCTAATTTAGTTTGAGTGTGTCTTTGTAAGTCATGTGTATGTCCATAAATTACATTTTCACCATATGTCTCTAAATGCTTTTTAGCATGATACGTAGTAGTAAAAGCACCATGAAAGAATGTTAACTTACCTACTTGAATAGGTAGGTTGTAATCTGTGTACTTATATCCTCTTTCTTTGATTTTACACGCTTTTTTAAAAGTGTAATCAACCATATAAGGATACTTAGTAACAAAATTATCCAACCAGAGATCATGGTTACCTTGGAGTAAATACTTTTCTTTACACTTGACTTGTTTAAGTACTTTATCCCAAACATCCAATCCTTCATTTACTAACCTAACATCTTCATCTATTAGGGGAATTTGATACTCTAGTGGAGGTAACTTTTTATCTTTGTATCTCCACGCAGAAACTGACTCCCATTCTCCTACATCTCCCAGATTAACAAATACATCTGGTTTAACTTTCCTAATTGCTTTAACTACACAATTAACAGCAGCCTTATCCTCTAAAGGATAATGCTGATCTGGTATTACTATACCACGTTTCTTGAGTTTCAAAAAAACCCCCTATTTCTTATCTAAGGCTTTTTTAACTTCAGCCCAAAGTTTATCATCAAGCTTATTTGAAGATTTAGCTACTAGCCAATCTCCTAAATGCATGATAACAGCTTTTATAAGTTTTTCTGTACCTAAACTAGTAAGTACTTTACCTAAAATTGGTCCCATTATTTGCTCTCCTTTTCACAGTTTTCATCGCAAGCTTCAAGACCTTTCATATATCCTTGCTGCTCAATGATCATTTGTTTTACTTCAGCTAATCTTCCATTAGCTTCCTGTATTTCGTTAACAAGTTGATTATGCTGTTCAACTAAACTTGCCATTTTAGTTTCAGCTTCTTGTTGTAGATTTACTTTTTTTTCTTTAGCCATTTAAGGTTCTCCTATTTTATGATATTAATTTTAGAATTTTACCCATTTTAGTTTTCTTAAAACCTTTTTCAATTGCTTTTTTATTAGCCGTCAATAACTTACTTTTTGCTCCTGGATCTTTAACATCTGTTGTTATATTACCAAGATTTTGTCGGCTAAGAGCATCTAAATTTAATTGTCTTTTAGATACTGGACCACTTGCTCTGTGTGTATCGGTCATCTTTGATGGCCAAATTCCACTTCCTTTTCTATTAATACTACGTACGTTAGGTCC